TGTTTTCGTTTGCGTGTGCTTTGTATATAAACACAGTTGATGTCAGAAAGACACCCACTGCGGCAATCAACCACTTTTTCATATTTCCTCTCTCTCAACTCTCTCACAAGTTGTTCTTAGTTTTCAAAGCCTCCGCCTTGTTGTGCATTCAATCTCTTCAATGCTTCTAATTCTTCTTGTAATTTCAGAACTTCGATTCTCTTCTTTCGCAGTTCTAACTCATATAGACTGTTACAATTAATTCTCTCTTTAGGGCCATCCAAAGGGATGACTATTCGTGCAAACAGTCCAACATCTCTAGACGATGGGCCTGAACTGCCTCCACCGAATGGACTATCATAATTGTCTATAATACCTGTTAGTCCAAACTCAAAATGGGTTGCACCTCCAATTGCATTCTTACAATCCAAATCTCCAGCACGAATACTATCCTGTCCATAACTCGTGCCTGCGCCTGGCAATGTCAGTCCAATAGAACTACTATCTGCCAATGCACTACTCGCTAACAAAAGTATTACCAATACTGTTGGTAAAGATGTTACGAGGTATATCAATATTTTATTCATATCTTACCACCAATCACTTAAATTTTGAACATATCCTAGATGCAATCGCAGTTTTTGTTGTTCCATCTTTTCTTAGCTTTGACATGGAACAAACATATGTTGCTCTTGAAACATCTTGTTTGCGAATGTAAATATCAAAGGTAACATGTCCAAGGTATCTTATCTTAATAATCTCATATTTTGTGACAAATGGAATAGGCTTCCATTCAGCATCAAATACACCAATTTCATAGTATTCAACTTCTTCCCTTTTGTTGAACATCTCCATCGTTGTTTTGTAAACATTATCTAAGTGTGATGGTTCTAACTTTGGGTATGTTGGTGTCATCTCGTGCGCCAAGGCAGGAAACGACACCAACAAAAACATTATTATCCACTTTGCCATGATTTAATCCTCTTTTATTGGGCAATACATTCTGCAACTACAAGTGCAGTGTAGTTGCCGCCAGGAAAGGCCTTACTGCCTCCCATAGTTGCAACTGAAGAAGTCTTAAACCATGTACTACCTGTGGCAGTCAAGTCATAGATATCCTTCAATCCCTGTTCTACTTTATCTGTCTCGTATGATCCCATACCTGATGCATCTGATACAGCATCAACTTCTGTGTCTCCTGTCCATGTTACCACATCTGGCAAAGGTGGACTTGAAGAAAAAGAAGAAGGTGCAGTAATCTCTGCTTTGTATGCATCTGCAAGTGTTACGTCAAAACGGATAATCGCTAACGCACCACCATCTGATGGGTCTGTTGTAAGTGTATATGCATTGGGGTTTCCATATACACCAGCTGTGTCAGTTTGAATAACACAACGAGATTGTACAGTTCCCTCAATCGGTACATCTTCTGCTAATGCCCACGATGTCGATGCAAGCAAAAGCGCAACAAACCCTATAGTTTGTTTTTTCATGTATCTCTCCTAATTTTGTTATTATTATAAAATCATTACCTGTTATATTGCATGTCTATCATTTTTTCATGCAATAACTGTTGTGCGAGTCCGTTTCTCAATCCACGTTTGCTGTTAGGCAAATCCTTGTCAACTAACACAACATTTTCTTTATATGTGCCGCCAGCAATTGATGTAGAATAGTAACTATTCATATTTGTTGCGGCATTAACTGAAGCGAGTATTTGAGACTGTGCAAGAGCTTGTGCAAACATTTCTGAACGTCCTGCTTCTGCAAGAGCATCTTCTAGTCTCTGTTCTCTATCCTTTTCTTCCTCTTCTTCTTCCTCGGCTAATTCTTCTTCTGTCTTTTCATCTTCGTCTGATTCTTCTGTTAATTCTGTTTCTCTATTCAAATTAACATTTTCATCATTTGTAACATCATATAAGGAACTTAAATCTATAGTAGGGATATCTGGTACTGGTGTTTTGTAGCCAGGACAGTTAGGGTCAAATTGAGGATCAAAACAAGGATCCACTCTATATGTATATCTTACAGTTGGGTCAGAAACGCTTCCCTCTCCCTCTACTTCAATTGAACCTTCGCCCCATGCAGCTCTAGGAATGCCTGGCACTACTGGAACCACCTTATTAATTCCTGTTCCACTCAAAGAGCCTGGCATCCACCTATCTGTTTCTCTAAAGATGTAACCTGTTCCTAAAGCATTTTCATTCTGAACGTGAACATCAACTTGGTCGTCCACATCCTTATTGATGGTATAACTATAAATCACACCGTTTATATCCAAGCCAGGTGGATCAGGCAAGATATCGCCCATACTCCATCTGAGTGATTGGTCAGTAACAGCGTTCCCTGTTGAACCGAAATACGGTGCAATACTCTCAGAGTAAGAGTAAGAGGGCAGCAAGGCCACCAAGGCCGTAAGTAGCTTTCTCTTTAATTCCAATCTTATCCGAATCCTCTAATTCTTGTCTTGTTGTTTCGACATGTGTTTCCCATCCCAATCGTGCAGCTTCACCAATCGTACCATTGTATGGACAGGGGGTGCCTGCGTGTAACATTGCGTCAAAGACTTTCTCATCTTGACACATAGTAGATACAGCGGCAACTTTCATACCCATATCATACAATGTCTTAGCATTCTTTAGTCTGATACAATTCTCTTCTGTAAAAGTTGTACCAGCCGATATACCAAGAATTTGTGTTTGAACTGCGCCTGCCACACCTATTGTGCATAAATCACTATTGTTACCAGAACTAAATGAAGGGGAAATTGCAGAAGGTGGTGGTTGTTCAATTTTGGTAGTCATATTACCATTTGTGGTAACATTGCTGTCTGTGTCAGACCTTGTGCAGACATATCCATCTGGACATTCTACAGCATCTTGAGCCATCGCAATACCACCATTTAGAATGAAAAGTGTTGCGAATAACATTATTAATCTAATCATGCCATCTCTCTCTTCTTATTATAAAACATTTTGATTCATTAATCATACGACTCTATTTATAAGAAGGGGGTGACCAAATAGAAAAAGGGAGCGACATTTCTGTCACTCCCTTTCGTCTTGCTACTTGTTAGTCTTTTTATGTGCTGTTATCTACTCAAAGAGTCTTTCTCCACAAAGGACTACCTAACATACCTTATTCGTTTGCCAACTTTTGAAAGTATGACATTGCATCATCATCATCGTCATCAATAGACGCTGGTTGTGGTGCTGGTTCAGACTTAAAGGTAGGTGTGAAGTCTGTTTCATCTTCATCTACCATCTGAGCCGCAGTCTTACCTGTTGCAACCGTTCCAGTAAGAACTGCATCTAAACGAGTTTTCAGTTCATCATATGACTTGAAGTTTGTCGGCGCAAGGAAATCTGCAAGAGAATATTCCTTGTTGTAAATTGCCTCCATCTCTTCATCTGATGGTGCAAGTTGAGATGGTGACTCGAACTCTGACTTATCATAGTTCCAGTAACCGTCAACCTTACGAATTTTCAGTTTGAAGTTTGCACCTTCCCACAAATCAAATGGGTTGATTGGTGTTTCATCTTCAAACGCAGGCTGCATTGCCTCCATCAGTTTGTCAAAGATTTTCTTACCAAACTTGTAGAGCATAACTTTGCCCTCATTCTCTGGATTGGCAGAGTCTTGAACGACATAGATGTTTGCGTAGTATTGCAGTTTACGTTTCTGCTTTCGAGCAATCTCTTTATCACTCTCAACACCAGAATTCCACAACTGAGTGTTGTACTCAGATACAGGATCCTTTTGGTTAAGTGTGGTTAGAGAATTCTCAATATACCACTGTCCTGTCGGGCCTTGGAACGCATGGTTCCATACACGAACCCAAGGCATCTCTTCATTCACTGGTGCTGGAAGGAAACGAATGATTGCCATACCGTTACCTGCCTTGTCAACCTGTGGTTTCCAGAGCCGTTCATCAACGTATGATTTCTTCTCAGTTGTAGGGGATTCGTCCTTTTGGACTTGTTTTAGTAGTTTGTCCAGAGAGTTCTGGTTGCGTAGTGCTGAAATAGACATATTTTT